AGAGGATCAATTAAGAAAACTAAAAAACACAAGGGACGGATATATACTTCAAGAACAGAAAGAGAAAGAATCACAAGCAGAGAAGAGAAAGGCACAGAAACAAAAAGAAGACGATGCTGAGATACAGGCTGAGAAAGATAAACAAGCTGCGTTAGAAGCTATACGTAAGGGAGAAATTGACACAGAAGCAGAGAGAAGAGCTGAAAAATTAAGGTTAATAAATGAAGAGTACGATGAGCTGAAAGCTGCTGCGGTATTATATGGAGAAGACACTGCTGCATTAGAAGAGGCTAGACTCACTAAGTTAAAAGAATTACAAGACCGTTTTGATGCAGAGGACGAGGCTAAGTTATTAGCGAAACAAGAAAAAAGAGCAGAAGAGCTAGAGTTAGACAAAGAGTTTGAGGAGGCTAGTTTTGAGGAACAAAGAGCTATACTTGCTGAAAGAAGAGAAATGCTCTTAAATGATGAGACTTTAACAGATGAGCAAAAGCTAGAATTAACTAAACAATATAAGGCTGCCGATAAAAAACTAGATGACATTGAGTTCGCTGGTAAACAAAAAATGCAAGGAGAAGCTATGGACTTGGCAAATAAAGCACAAGCTCTAGCTGGTAAAAATACAGTGGCTGGTAAAGCGATAGGAATTGCTACTGCAACAATTAATACGTTTCAAGGTGCATCGGAGGCTATGAAACAAGAAAGTACATTACCCTCTCCTTTTGATGTAGTGGCTAAAGTTGCGAATGTAGCAACGGTTATAGCTACTGGTTTAAAGACTGTAAAAAGCATAGCATCTGTAAAAGTGCCAGGCGGTGGAGGTAGTGGAGGAGCGACTCCTAGTGGTGGAGGAGTAGCAGCACCAGCACCACCTAGTTTTAACGTAGTAGGAGCTACTGAAACAAGCGTATTAGCAGATACAGTTGCAGAACAAACAAACGAGCCAGTACAGGCTTATGTAGTATCTAATGATGTAACAACGGCACAGAGTTTAGAAAACAATATAGTAGAGGGAGCTACGATTTAACAAAAAAACAAATAAACAACGTTATAATAATATGAGAATAGTAGAGCTAATAATAGAAGAGGACGAAGAGTTTTCTGGTATTGACGCAATAAGCATTGTTGAGTACCCAGCGATTGAGGAGAACTTTGTCGCATTAAACAAGGAGAAAGAATATAAACTGGCTGAGGTTGATAGCGATAAAAGATTATTGACTGGTGCTTTATTAGTGCCAAACAAGACAATATATCGTAAAGACGGAGAAGACGAATATTATATTTATTTCTCAAAGGAAACCGTAAGACAAGCTTCAGAAATGTACTTAATAAACGGCAATCAAAACAACTCTACGTTTGAGCATCAGTTTGAGCTATCTGGACTTAGTTTAGTTGAAAGCTGGATCATAGAAGACAAAGAGAAAGACAAGAGTGCTATGTACGATATGGACTTGCCTCTCGGAACTTGGGTAGGTACTGTAAAAGTAAACAATGAGAAAGTATGGCAAGAGTTCGTTAAGACTGGAACTGTGAAGGGGTTTAGTATTGAGGGTTACTTTACGGAGAAGACTAAAAAAGAACAATTAAAGAAAGAGATTGAAGCTGGATTAGAATTATTGAAAATTAAACAAATGATTTTAGAGAGTCAAATCGAGCTTGAAAGTTACAATGACTATCCAAAGGGAGCTACTAGCAATGCAAAAAGAGCATTAGAATGGAAAGAGAAAAACGGAAGTTCTTGCGGCACACAGGTAGGCTGGACTAGAGCTGGGCAGTTAGCTAGAAGAGAGAAAATAAGCAGAGATACTATTGGACGTATGGCTAGTTTTAAAAGGCATCAACAACATAAAGACGTGCCTTATTCAGAAGGTTGCGGTGGTTTGATGTGGGACGCTTGGGGTGGCAGTGCTGGAGTTAACTGGGCAATTAATAAATTAAAGAAGCTAGACAATGAAAAAAAATAATAGCACACCTAGTTTAACGAGCCCTAAGAACAACAGAAGAGCTTGTCTATGTAAGGGCAAGAATACATATAGTAGAGAGTGCTGCGACGGCTCTTTGTGGGCACAAGGTATCGGATCAATAACGAGAGTTATACCAGTAGATTATTTACAACAAGAAAACGGAGACTTATTACTTCAAGAAAATAAATACAATATAAAAATATAATGGCAAATTTAAAGATAAGCGAATTACCAATAGCAACTGAGTTACAGGGTGGGGAATTGTTTGCAATAGTTCAAAATGGAAACACTAAACAAACCACACTAAACGACTTACATAATTACATTATACCTACTAGCTTAACAGTGGTTAAAGATACTACTGTTAATTTAAGCGATTCAGAATATGAAAACACTATTTTAATTCGTTTAACTTGGGACGGTGCAAACGGAGATATGACACTTAATTTACCGAGTGCTGCTAGTAGTGTAAACAGAATTATAAGGTTTATTTCAAACGGTGGATATGCGACGGCTACAAGAACTAATCTAACCCCTATTGGTGGCGATACATTGGACGGTTCTACAAGTCCTTACGTAATTAACAAAGCGTATGAGGGCATACAGGTATGGAGTGACGGAGAGCAGTGGTTTATAATTCAGAAAAAAGCATAGTGAAAATACAAAACTAATTTTAAACAACGTTATATTGATATGAGTACAGAAAAAAGAGCATTCAACCGATTATTTGGCAAAAAGAAAAAAGAAGAGTTAAGCAAGGAGCATAAAGTGGCTTTGAGTTTAGTAGATAGTTTTAATTACGATTACACTTCACTAGAAGACGAAACAGGTCGTTTGTCTTATTCGGTTGAGGAGTGGTACGATGAGAAGTTTCAAGAATTTTACGAGGCAAGATCAGTACTCAGAGATGTTTATATTAATAACAGTGAGTCTTTTATAACTGTTGGCGATGTGTCTGGAGATAAAGAGATTTTAGAAGAGATAAGAGCTAAAGCAGAAGAGCTAGGATTAGAAGCTGACGATGTTTACCCAGACTGGCAGTTGCATTTTGATGCAATAGAGTATTTAGATTATTTAGAAAGTAAATTTGACGATCAAGTCGGAGAGCTTAATTCACTAGGACTTTAAAACATAAACTATGGAGAATAAAGTATTTGCAATATTAAAGAAAATAAGTAAAGAAGAGAAAACTGAGCTTTCAGCAGTAAGCGATTTACAAGATTGGTTAGATTTAAACCAACTTGACCAAGTTGCTTTTAGGATTACAGATGATTTAGCTGGAGCTTCTTATGAGCTTAGCAATATTATTGCAGGTTTTGAAAATGAGTTAGCTAAGTTTCAAGATAAATACCAAGATATGCAAAACTTTCAAGTTGAAGACTTCAAAAATAGGAGCATTAAAGGTGGGGACTTAATAACGAACTATTTAAACTTGACTAATGAGCTTGGAATTGATGCAGAAGAGAATGAAGTATATAATAAGGTTTATTCGCAAGTTACAGAGATTTACCCAGACTTTATAGACAAACTGGAAAATGCTTACGTTGATGCAGAAGCGGCAATTGACGAGCTTGAAAACATTAACCTACAATACATTACAAGGAATTAATTAAATAAATATATATATGAAAACAACAGAAATGTTAAGTAAGATAAAAGCACTTCTAAATGCAGACGTAAAGTTAGCAGAAATGAAGTTAGACAATGGTACGGTTATCGAGGCAGAGAGCTTTGAAGCTGGGCAGTCTGTTTTTATCGTTACAGAAGACGAGAAAGTGGCTCTACCTATTGGCGAGTATTCACTAGAAGACGGACGTGCTTTAATTATTGAAGAGGAAGGCATCATTGCTTCTATTGGTAGCGAGGAAACTCCAGCAGATGCAGAGGTTGAAGTCGAAGCAGAAGAGGAAACAATCGAAACTGAAGTACCAGAAGAGGTTGCATCTGAAGTTGAAGCTATTGTCGATGCAGTAGTCGAAGTAATTGCACCAGTAATTGAAGAGGTAAAAGAAGAGATTAAAGAATTAAAGAAAAAATTTGAGGAAGCTCCAAAGGAAGAGGAGAAAGAAGAGAAAACTGAAATGAGTAAAAAATTCAGACACTCTCCTGAGAAGCAAACTTCAAAAAGAACAGAGATTAAATTCTCACAAAACAGAGAACAAACAATTTTAGACCGAGTATTAAATAAATTAAACAAATAAAAATGAGAAAAAACGTAAAATTAAGAGATGTAGCTAACCCAAGCGGCTCTTTAAACGGATTGACTACTACATACGCTGGAGAATTTGCTGGAGAATATATTGCAGCTGCTTTATTTTCTGGAAACACATTAGCTAATGGCGGTATCACAATCAAATCAAATGTAAAATACCAAGAAGTAATTAAGAAACTTGCAGTTGGCTCTATTATAGTTGACGGTACTTGTGACTTTACTACTGAAGAGGACGTAGTTACATTGACTGAAAGAATCTTGACACCAGAGGAGTT